ACTGCCCATACGTTCCTCTGCAATTGGTTCGTGCTGTAGATCCACAAACGTTCCAACCAAAGATCGGCTTCAAGACTCGTTATGGTTTGGTTGCTAACCCGTTCACATCGTTGACGGCCAACCAAAACATCTACTACCGCCGTGTCAAGGTTCTGAACCTGATGTAATCTGTTGTAACAAAAGCAATAAGAGCAACAGACTGGCGGGGAAGGCAACTTCCCCGCCTTTTTGCTTATAAATACTGTCTAGGGTGGTGTATGGACAAATGCGACAAAGACTACATTGATCGTAAAGTCCAAGAGGTCATGGATATGTTCGCCGAACACGAAAAGAAAGATATTGAAGCTTTTGGCAAAATCTTCCAGGCCATAAAAGACTCTAACGATCAAACTGGATCTGGGTTATTACGCCTAGACGCGGTCCTTGCGTTGGTCAAAGGTATCCATGACAAGGTAGAAAACAATGGCAAATGATCTTTGGATTGAAGCAAACGATATTGGTTATGACTACCTAAAACCAAATTCCTATAGGATGATCTTTCACAACATCCCTAAGGTTTCGTACTTTTGCCAGACAGCTACAATACCTGGTGTTAATCTCGGCTCTGCAACGCAGCCAACGAAGTTTCTAGACGTTCCTGTTGTTGGCGACAAACTTGTATACGATCCTATCACCATCCAGTTCATCATTGATGCTGAAATGAAAAACTGGCAGGAGCTTCACACATGGATCACAGGTATCGGGTTTCCAAACGACAATCAAGAATTCAACAATTTGCGTGCTAGTGGCACACAGAAGTCTTTGTCTCAAAAACTTACCAAACTCAACGAAGAAAGCGGCGTCTATGCCGACGCAACGTTGACTATTCTAACTGCAAAAAGCAACCCATACATGACAGTCACATTTTCAGATATTTACCCAATCGCACTATCGTCTATTCAGATGGACGCAACGATTACTGAGGTGAACTATCTGGCATGCAGTGCGACGTTCATGTATAAGGCATTTTCATACTACATCCTTTAGGTCAATAGTAGCCTTATCCTATTGCGTTTTGGATAAGGTTGTGTTATACTGTCCTCGTTAATTACGATGGAATTGTTATGGAATTTGACCTTGACAAGATCAATGCCGATTGGGAAATCGACTCATCAATCAACGAGCTTGACATTGCTGAGTCGATCCGCGATTGCCCAAAACTTCATGCTAAGTACATAGCTTGGCTTTCGAAGTCTCGGATGCGCTTACGTGCATACCATCACAAGTATCGCACACTGCGTCAGTCGAAGTTTCGCTACTATCGTGGCGAAATGACTAAAGACGAACTAGACAAATTGGGTTGGCCGCAATGGCAAGGAGCCAAGCCACTCAAGAATGAAATGGACGAGTTCCTTAAGGGCGATGCTGACCTCAGTTTACTTGAGGACAAGATTGCATATATGGAGGTCATCGTTCAGGCCCTTGAGCAAATCATTCGCAGTATCAACAGCCGCGGCTATGATCTACGCACTTTGCTTGACGCAAAGAAATTCTATAACGGACTCAACTAGTGGAAGAATTAGTCAAAGTCTGGAAACTGAATCAGGCCTACATCAAGGTAGACTGTTCTCCTTCGGTTGCAATGGAGCTTCATGAGTATTTTTGCTTTGAGGCTCCAGGGGCAAAATTCATGCCCCAATACCGTTCGAGGATGTGGGACGGCAAGATTCGCTTGTTCGGTCTTGTCACAAAGGAACTGTACGCTGGTCTGTATTTGTACCTCCATGAATTCTGTAAGGAGCGTGGTTATAGAATTGAAAAGGTCGAGTCAGATTACGGCACCATTCTTGACACGCACAACGTCAAAGAAGATACGCTAGAGTCATTCATCAAGGCATTGAAACTAACAGATGCAGCAGGTCAGCCGCTAGAAGTCTATAGTCACCAATTCGAAGCAATCTACAAGGGCCTGAAGCACAAGAACAAACTGTTCTTGTCTCCGACTGGTTCTGGTAAGTCTCTGATCATCTATGTGATCACGCGGTACTTGCGTGCTTTGTTTAAACACCAGGAAGAAGAGGGCAACATTCTGATCGTTGTACCCACTCTTGGTCTGTTGTCACAAATGTACAATGACTTCAAGGAGTATTCACAGGCTAATGGCTGGCAAGTAGACAAGCTGGTGTCTAAGATTCAGGCAGGTCTACCAAAGAATCCGCCGACGCCTATCGTCATTTCTACGTGGCAAGGCATCTACTCTCAGCCAAAGCAATTCTTCGAACGCTATCGTGTGGTAATTGGCGATGAGGCACACCAATACAAAGCCAAGTCGCTCATTTCGATCATGACTAAGGCCACGGAAGCAGAGTGGAGAATTGGCACTACAGGAACACTTGACGGTATCGAAACTAACAAGCTGGTGCTACAAGGCCTGTTCGGTTCAGTTCAACAGGTCGCGACGACTAAGGAACTGCAAGAGCTTGGCATTCTGTCTAAGCTGATAATCAAGTGCATCGTCTTGAAATACTCGAACGAAAATCGTTCTGCTATGCGTGGTAAGGACTATCAAGAGGAAATCAAGTTCCTTATTGGCAACGAGAAGCGCAATAAGTTCATCCGAAACCTTGCCTTAGGCCAAAAAGCCAACACGCTTATTCTGTTTAGCCGTGTTGGGTCGCATGGTGCGATCCTCTATGAAATGATCAAAGCCAAAGCAGCCGAAGGTCGAAAGGTCTTTTTCATTCACGGTCAAGTTGAGGCGGTGGAACGAGAAGCAGTGCGTCAGATCACCGAAAAAGAGACTGACGCGATCATCGTTGCTAGCTATGGCACTTTCTCGACGGGCATAAATATTAAGAACTTGCACTCAATCATTTTTGCTTCGCCGTCTAAAGGCAAAATTCGCAACCTTCAGTCTATAGGACGGGGGTTGCGCGTGACAGACGGCAAGGACTCCTGTATACTATACGATATTGCAGACGACTTACAGACCAAAAATAAAGTCAATTTTGCCTTGAAGCACTTTGTAGAACGAATCGAAATCTACAATCAAGAGAATTTCGATTTCAACATCGTTGAAGTCCCTTTCCAATAGGACAGAAAATGGACGTTCAAAGCTTATTCAAGACCTCAGAGTACGTTTACTACATCAAGCTTGTCAATGGTGACTCGGTGCTATGCAAATCCGATGACTCCGAAATCGTCATCAACGAGCAAGGTGCTATTACAGTGTTCGACGCAATGAAGATCAATATGCGCCTTATCTCCCACGATAACGGTGCAGTCAGCGAGGTCATGATGCTGGCCCCGTGGATGGACGCATGTGACCTATCCGAGTCTGTATCGATTCCTATTGAATCGATTGTGGCTATCGCCCCCGCAAAAGAGACTATTGCCCGCAAGTATTCGGCATATGTTCTGGCCCAGAACATCAAAGAGGCATCATACGAAGATGAAGCCAAAATGAAGGCAGAGCAAGCTGTTTCGACGGCCAAGGCTGCCGCGATCCATCAAATGGTAGATTCGGGTGAAAGTGACTACGCAGAACCACGCAAGCCAGAACTACTGTCGCGTGAGCGTATGATGGAAGCTGAAATGAACGGAGACATTGAAGATGCGTCCGAAGAAACGCATGAAGAAAAGCAACCGCATTATCGCGTCGGAAACGTTACGTTCCACTGACCAACCCGCCCAGTTAGTAACTAAGTTATACGGTATTTAACCTTTCTTCCAACAAGAGCATTATAGTCGGTTAATCGAATCCTGTCAAGCCTTATTTTGAGGATCTTTTGTTATGAGTAAAACACCCGTACATCACTATGTGGACAATGATAAGTTCTATGCGGCAATGAAAGAGTATAAGGCCAAGATTCAAATTGCCAAAGATTCTGGTCTGAAACGAAACGATCCGCATTGGCCACAAGTTTCTGAGTATATCGGGGAGTGCTTCCTCAAAATTGCAAAGCACCTAGCGTTTAAGGCGAATTTCATTAACTATTCGTTCCGCGACGAAATGATTTCGGATGGTATTGAGAATTGTCTACGTTATGCTGATAACTTTGACGAGACTAAGTACAAAAATCCTTTCGCCTATTTTACTCAAATTGTCTACTTCGCCTTCGTTCGAAGAATTCAAGCCGAGAAGAAAGAGCTAAAGCGCAAATATCGGTATATCATGAGTTTGGACATTCATGACCTAATCACACAAAGCCAAGACGAAGGCGAGTTTGCTAATGAGTTTCTAAAATATCTCCAAGATCAGGTCGATTTGGGAGGCGGAGTGGACGATGAGGAGGACGAGAAGCCTAAGAAGAAGGCTACCAAGAAAGCAGTAAAGAAGCGTGTTGCAACTATTGATGATATTTGATCATGCGTGCGCTGATGTGT